CCTAGTGATAGTACTATCAACGAAGGACAGGCAACAGGATTTACAGCAGTTGGTGCTGTAACAACTCAAGCAATCAGTGCGTTATTGAACTCATCATTTGGAGTCGGTAACTGGACAACTCCAGCTGGTGGTGGTGCTTCTGCTAAGGCAGAGACTGCTGCTAACCCAGAACTATACAATAGTATCTGGTCTAATCACGCTCCTTCTGTAGAATATCAGTGGCAAAGAAAAGATGGTGGTGAAACTATCAATGTTACAGTGGGTACAGATACTGTCGGTGGACAGGGAACAGGAGTATTCTACTTTGATGGTGTAGAGAAACCTAACTCTAGAGAATTTGAGAGAGGAGAGACATACATCTTTGACCAAACTGATTCAAGTAATACCTCTTACAATACACAAGAGCATCCATTGATGTTCAGTACAGGTCCTGATGGAGATCACAATGGTAACGGACACTACATGATGGGTGTTACCTACAAGTTAGATGGCGTATCTAAAACTATGTCAGAGTATGTCGCAGGATTTGGTACTGCTACTACTAGAACAATAGTATGGATCGTACCTCCAAACGCAGCAAGTGTTTTATATTACTGGTGCCATTATCATACAGGTCAGGGTAATAGTCTACTGACTACTGAACCATTCAGTGATATCAGTGGTGCTACAAGTCCTACTTACAACACAGGCACATGTACATACGCAGATGATCATGCTGATCAGTATCGTTGTAAGCTTACGGCTACAGGTGCTACTGCTGATGTATTCACCTCAGCCGCATTGCTAACTGTCTACAGGACTCATAACGTAACTCTTCAACCATCTAACGCAACAGGTAATGAAGGAGGCACATCATCTTACACAGTAGCGGGTAATACTTCTAGTGGTACACACACTTACCAATGGAGTAAATCTGACAATGGCGTAGATTATAATATTATACCAGGTGCTACCAATGCTACCTACACTACTCCTGCTCTAGTATTTGCTGATGATAATGATGACAGATATAAGTGTACACTCAGTCTGGTAGGTGCTCAGAGTAGTATAGAATCAACCTATGCTGTACAGACAGTTCTTAGAGTTATCTCTATACAAACTCAACCACAACCACAGACAGTCATTGAGGGACAGTCAGCAACATTTAGTATCGTTGCTTCTATTACCAGTGGAGCATTGAACTACCAGTGGCAGAAGACAACTGATAGTGGTGCTAACTGGGCAAATATAAATGGTGCGACAAGTGCTAGTTACACTACACCTACACAACCATTCCCAACAAACTACAACGAGTATCGTTGTGTGTTATCTAACAGCAATGCGATATCAGTTACATCTGATGCTGCTGCTATTACTGTAAATGAGTCTGAGTTTGTAGAAGCAGCAACTTCTATGAGCGTTAATATAGACAATACAACTAATTTAACATTCAATAGACAACCTACATTTACATCATCACCTTTTGTGTCACAGTACGCAGGGTCAACACATGCTGCATCATACTGGGTAATCAAGAGAGTAGCAGATAACGTGACAGTATATGATACAGCTGCTATCACAGTTCCTGATCTATCACAAGGTGATACTGGTAACTTAACCACGTTCACAGTTCCAGTCGGAACTCTTGACTTCTCAGTCACATATTCTGTACAGGTTAAGTTTAAAGATAACGCAGGACTAACAAGTAACTTCTCTACTCCCGTACAGTTTGCTACACCAGTAGTAGATCAACCAGAAGTACAGACTATTACTCCTTCATTTAATCCTACAATTAATGTTCTAACCCCTGAGATCAAAGCAGGATATGGACACAACTCTACTGACTGGCAGTTCTCACAAGGAGATACTTTCGTTAACATTGAACATCAATCGTTAGGAAACTCTACCAACTTAGTAGAATATACATTACCAGGTGACGTTACACTGTTACCTACAACTACATATTATGTAAGGGTGAGATTCAACGTCGATACAGTCTAATGGCAAAACCAAGTAGCAGAACATCTCTAGCAGAGTATGCTCTAAGAAAATTAGGAGCACCAGTCCTAGAAATAAACGTAGATGACGATCAGATAGATGATCTGATTGATGATGCTTTGCAGTTTTTTCAAGAGAGATCTACTGACGGATATATCAGAACATTCTTAAAGTATAAGTTTGATCAAGCAACTATAGATTTGATGAAGTCTGATACTACTACCACAGTGACACAGGTAGGTGCTAGACAACCAGAGTTTCTTGAGCAGAATAATTTCATTACCATGCCTGAGCATGTCACCTCAGTCATCAAGATATTTGATTTCACATCTAAGAATACTACTAACTTATTTGATGTCAGATACCAGTGGAGATTGAATGATCTCTGGGATCTAACACAGACAGAGATTCTTACATATGAAATGGTAAACAGAAGATTGGAAGACATCTACTGGTTACTAGAAGGACAGAAACAAATAAGATTCCAAGCAAGAGGAGACAGACTCTACATGGATCTTGACTTTAAGACTGATGTAAACGACGGAGACTTCATAGTCTTTGATGCTTACAGAGCATTAGATCCTTCTACATTTACTACACTCTACGATGACATCTTTGTTAAGAGGTATGTCACCCAACTGATTAAGAGACAGTGGGGACAAAACTTATCTAAGTTCCAAGGAGCACAGTTGCCAGGTGGTATCACTATGAATGGTGATCAGATATATCAACAGGCACAAGAAGAGTTGAACAAGATAGAGGATGAGATGTTGACTAAGTATGAAATGCCCCCAATGGATATGATCGGCTAATGGCAAGAAACGTATTCTTCACACACGGTACTCGTAACGAACAGTTCCTTCAGCAGAATCTTGTTGAGGAGTACATCAAGATGTTCGGAATGGATGTACTGTATATCCCTAGACAGATGATCGCTAAGGATAATGTATTCAATGAAGAAGTAGTATCACAGTTTGATGATTCATATATTATAGAAGCATACCTAGAGAACTTTGATGGGTTCCAAGGTGGTGGAGATCTATTGACAAAGTTTGGTATCAGACAGACTGATGAGATAACTCTGGTTATATCACAGCAAAGATTTAGTGATCTTATATCTCAGTTCTTACTATTAGATGAGGACATAGAGGTAGGAGAGAGACCACAAGAAGGAGATTTAATATACTTCCCACTATCCTCAAACTATTTTGAGATCAAGTTTGTAGAACACGAAGAACCGTTCTACCAGTTAGGTAAGAACTATACCTACAAACTAAAAGCAGAACTCTTCGAGTACCAAGACGAAGGTGGAGAGTTCTTCGCAGGAGACGACGAGTTGATAGATACAGGTTATACTGTACAATACTATTATCTTGTTACACCTGGCGAATCTGCTGCTGCCACTCCATTGCTTGATGGAGATGTAGTATCACAAGCTATAGTTACTACAAATGGTAGTAAGTATAACTTTACTCCGACTGTTACTGTTACAGGTGATGGTACAGGAGCAACAGCACATGCTGAAATGATCGTTGTAAATGTGGGTGGATCTATTCCAATAACCCCAGCTGTCTTAGATCCTACCGTTAAAGACGGTAAGATGGTTGGTCTAGAAATAATATCGGGAGGTAGTGGTTATGATGTATCTAGATCTAGTATTGATTTTACTGATCCTAGCAGCACAGGCACCAAACCTGTGGTCATTCCGACTTTTAACTCGTCTGGTTCTCTCACTAAAGTCGAGATTACCAATGAGGGGTCAGGGTATGATTCAGTCGAAAGGATAGTCATAGACAGTGGTGGTAGTGGATATACTACTGCTGCCTTTGATATACAATCAGTGCCAAGTGGACTGTCTGGAAGTTTCCAAGATGGAGAAACAGTTACAGGTGGAATTACTGGTGGTACAGCAATGGTTGCTGACTGGGATAAATCTGAGGGATGGTTAAAACTTAAATCACCAACAGATGACTTCCTGATCGGTGAACTATTGGTAGGTAATACCAGTGGTGCGTCAATAACGATACATAGTTATGACGCAATGAAGACTACAGATACTAAATACTCTGAGTCTACGACGTTTGAAACACTTGCTGATGATATCATTGACTTCAGTGAAGGTAACCCATTTGGTATAGGAACATAACATGTTAGGTGAATACACATATAATAAAGTCATCCGTAAATGCGTTATTGGATTTGGAACTTTATTCAACAATATAGAAGTTAGGAAAGAAACAGGTGGTACAACCTATCAGAAGATGAAGGTACCTCTTGCTTACGGTCCTAAGCAAAAGTTTTTAGCAAGACTAGAGGCACAACCAGAATTAAACAAGAAGGTTGCTATCACTCTACCTAGATTATCATTTGAACTGTCTGGTATATCATATGACAGTAGCAGAAAGTTAAGTCCTATCACGACTGACTATAAGAAAGATGGTAAGAATGTAAGAAAGATATACACACCCGTACCATATAATCTAGACTTCAGTTTGTCTATACTATCAAAGACAAATGATGAAGCATTGGAAATTATAGAACAAATCGTTCCTATATTCCAACCATCATATAATATTACTATCAAAATATTAGATGATGTCAATGAGTACCGTGATATACCAATCGTTCTGAATAGTATATCCTACTCAGATGAGTATGAAGGTAACTTTGATCAACGTAAATTGACTACGATTGACTGTACATTTACCGTTAAAGCATACATCTTCGGACCTACAACTACACAGAAACCAATCAAGAAAGCAAAGGTTCATTACGATACTGGTACCCCAGCTGTACCAAATCGTCGTGTATCATATCAGGTAGAACCTACTGCTTTACGTGATAAGGACAGTGATGGAGCAGGATTGACTATCACAGCACAGGTCAACAGTAAGGTAGCAACACTACCAGTTGTAGACTCAACTGTTCTCAGTATAGGTGACTACATTGAGATCAACAACGAGGTCATGAGAGTCAAGAGTAAACCAGATGGCACATCTATTACTGTGGCACGTGGTCAAAATGCTACAACTCAATCTGCTCATGCGAGTGGTTCAGTTATAGATATTATTACAACCGCTGACACAGAACTACTCGATAGTGATGATGACTTCGGATTCAACGAGATGACATCTTTCTATGGATAACAATTTCGGTGGTTTAGAAAAGGCGTTTGACACCTCAGAACCTAAACCCAAAAAAGCAACCCCTATCAAATCTACTGATGATCAGATCAATGATGATCATGAGTATGCTAGAGCAAATCTATACTCTTTGATAGAGAAAGGTCAGGAAGCAGTCGATGGTGCTTTAGATGTAGCACAGGGCAGTGACCACCCTAGAGCATATGAGGTAGCAGGACAGTTAATCAAACACGTCGGTGACGTTGCTGATAAACTTATGGCACTTCAGAAAACAACCAAAGAAGTAAAGGAAGAGAAAAAGAAAGGACCTTCCACAGTCAACAATGCTTTATTTGTAGGCAGTACTGCTGATTTACAGAAGATGTTGAAGAATGCTTCCAAGGATAAATAAGTAAGAACCAACTATTATTAAAATGTCAGTATTAAAAGTAGTGCAGGATGGACCTACGGTGACCGTCGGTAGTGCTGCCAACACACAAAGTACAGCACTATCTGTTAAGACAGGTATCTATCGCTTCGCTGCTGAAGTCGCAAAGGGCGGTGCTGCCATACAGTTAGGTGGAGCTGCCAATGCCACTAACTCAAGTTTGTATGTAGAGAAAGGCGAATCAGTTATTGTTAAAGGTGACAGCCCAGTCCGCATGGGTATCACAGGTGCTACTGCTGCTAACCCAGTAGTATTCACTATCGAAAGAAGTGGTGGAAATCATAATCAAATTAAAGTAGGAGACTACGTTACTATCACAGGTTCATCTACAGCAGCATATAACTTATCTCATGTTGAGGTAACTGCTGCTACACCTACCACATTTACAATCGGTGGTACAGATGGATCTGGTTTCGCAGCGTTCGCAGGAACTGCTGAAGTGCGAAACTCTATGAAGTATGCTATAATGCCTAAGACTGCTAGTGGAGCAACCGTCCACTGTACTGAGGTTCAAGTAGTCGTATCCTAATGATTACAGAAGCTGCGAGACTGAATGAGTATGGTAAGTACTATTACGTCGAGTTGGTTTGGCGTGGTAGACCCTACCGTGTACAAATATTCTTTCCGAAGCTTAACAAACCTCAACGTCAGGATATCCAGAAACAAGCTGGCAAAATATATCCTGGTGCTAGAATAATATCATATGTAGAAGCAAGTCGTTCTAACGATCTACCTATGCTATTCGCTATTGATTATTTCTAATGCAGTTCAGAGAAAACGACATACTAGAATTACTAGACATGTGTCGTACAACAGATAAATGTAGTGTGAAACTTATACGTAAGTTAGAAGACTACCTAGAACAATATTCTTGTGATGAGCAAAGTTTGGCACGAACATATCCCCCCTACCCTTTTTAACAAGTTAAAAGATTCTTGTATAGAAAGAAGAAAGGACGAGGACTGGAATTATAATGACAAATTAGTTGGTGCTTTGAATCAACAGTCATCTCTCGTTCCTATTGAAGGGTTGGAAGATTATCTAGTCCATACCTCACAGAATATCTGGCACACATTCTTTCAGACATGCCCATACTCAGGAGAGTTTGATCCAAAGTATCTGGAACTCCGCGAACTATGGGTGAACTATCAAAAACCTGGTCAATATAATCCTTACCACTGCCATCACGGTGTGGTAAGTTTTGTCATTTTTGTAGACATACCATACGGTGTGGAAGAACGGAAAGACTTTGCTAGTGATGGTGGATTCCAACTGGAAGATAGACTTATCAATGTAGATAGATCATGGAACGGACAGGTGCTCATGTTTCCTTCTCCTACTAATCACGCAGTGTATCCGTATCACAGTACAGACAAAGAAAGAATTACCGTAGCAGGAAATTTATTCTGGAAAGTGTGCTAAATATATTAGCACCAGTTACTGCCATGTCTGAAGTACCAGAGGATCGTCTCACTGCCCAGTTGGACTTTGAGAAAGATATGAGGGAGAACCCTGAGTTCTATCAAGATTACCTTACAGCACACCATAAGGATTACCCAGAAACCCCGCACTGGGATTATATAATTGACAAGTGGGTAGCATATGATCATGGAGTTACCATGTTCTTTGACCACGAGTCAGAAGCACGTGATTGGTATACGCTAAATACCCATAGTACAAGTAGTTAAACAGTTATAATGTCACTGACGATTCGTAGATTACCTGAACAGGATAACAATCTGCTCAGACCCCCATCAAGCATATCACCTTTACAAAATGGTGACGTAGTATTAGAGGCAACTGCTAATAACGTTCTAACCATGAAGTTGAAGGGGACAGATGGTGTCGTCAGAAACTTTGACGTTGGTGGTGGTGGATCAACGATTGGTACAGAATATGATATTCGTGCTATCGCATCATCTTCTCCTGATGTTATATTCAGACTGACATCTTCTTACTCTGTATTAGATGATATTACATTTAAGGGTAACGCACAGCAGATAATTATTAGTAGAGTAGACGACGATAATATACAATTTGCTTTCCCTAACGATGTCACTATGCCTAATGACTTGACAGTCACAGGTGATTTGACAGTTAATGGAACTACAACTACAGTAAACTCTACCACTGTTCAAGTCGATGATAAGAACTTAGAACTTGGTACAGTTGCATCACCTACAGATGCTACGGCTGATGGTGGTGGTATAATCTTAAAAGGAGCAGCAGACTACAGCATGCTCTGGTCAAACACTAATGATGCATGGCAGTTTAATCAACATGTATTCCCTAGTGCTGACAGTTCATTTGACTTAGGTAGTAATCTTATACGTTGGCAGAACATATATGGTGACGCTGCTAACATCACATCTATAACAGGAGCACTTACTGGTAATGCTGACACTGCGAGTACTTTACAGACTGCTAGAAACATTTCGGGCGTTTCGTTCGATGGTGGCAGCGATATCGACTTGGTTACAGACAATGTTCAAGAGTCGGGAACCCCAACGAATCTGTACTTCACAGACGCTAGAGCGAGATCTGCGGTTTCTGTCACGGACTCTGGAGGTGATGGTTCCCTCGGTTACAACTCAGGCACAGGTGTTATTACCTATACTGGTCCTAGCTCCTCAGAAGTTAGAGCACATTTTTCGGGAGGGACGGGAGTTACAATCACGTCTGGATCAGTTGCCATAGGACAGGCAGTTGGTACAACTGACGATGTAGAATTTAATCAAGTGACAGCAGCAGTTGTGGGTAACGCAACTACAGCAACAACTTTACAGACAGCAAGAACTATAAACGGTGTATCCTTCAATGGATCTGCCGATATTACATTGGATCTAGATGATATCGCAGAAGCATCATCTACACCAACAAACTTATTCTTTACTAACGAGAGAGTAGATGACAGAGTAGCAACTCTGTTGGTAGGTGGTACTGGTGTAAACAAATCATATGATGACGCTGCTGACACACTCACATTATCTGTAGATTTTTCTGAGTTTGATACAGACAATGTAGTAGAAGGATCAACAAATTTATTCTTTACCAACGATAGAGCAAGAGCTGCTGTATCTGTAACAGACGCAGGAGGAGATGGTAGTCTAGCTTTTGATGGTGCGACAGGTATATTCACATACACAGGTCCTAGTGCTGCTGAAGTAAGAGCACATGTCTCAGTACAAGACTTAGGTGGAGACGGATCTTTATCATATGATAGTGGTAATGGTATTATAACTTACACAGGTCCTAGTCCTCTAGAGACTAGACAACACCTCAGTGGTGGTACAGGTGTATCTTATAATTCCGCATCAGGTGTAATTGCTATAGGTCAGGCAGTTGCTACTAACTCTGATGTTACTTTTGGTGAGGTAACTATCGGTGCTAGTGGTACAAGAAACTTACTTATACAGAACACTGACAACGTAGGTACAGTAGACACAGTTGCCAACATCACATTCAAGCACAGTGGTATTGACTTTACCTCTGATAGTATTGTTGCTGATGGTAATGACCTAGGACACATTGACTTTAGAAACAATGGTGGTACTAAGGTAGCAGCATTTGGATTTAGAAAGAGAAATACAGAAGGAAGTAAATTAACATTTGAAGTTGACGCAAATAATAATGGTACACCTAACCTAGAGGTAGGTGATACAAACTTAAATTTAAGTTCTGGTTATATTAATCTAACCGCTGCTACAACTAAAGTAGTTGGTTCATCCCTTACAGTTGAATTAGATGATGCTTCCGAGAACGCAGGTCCTGACCTTATTATTCAGAGAGACAGTGCGAGTGCTGCGACTAATGACTTACTTGGTGCTATTAAGTTCCATGGTAGGAATACCAGTAATGGTGCTGACGTAGAGTTTGGTAAGATACAGTCTAAGATTCACTTCGATACTGAAGGATCTGAGAGAGGACTACTTAACTTCTCAGTTATAGACGCAGGATCAGAAGTCAAGACTATGACACTACGTGGTGGTCTAGTCGGTCTTAATATAGAGGAACCCGCAGGACAGTTACACGTCAAAGGTAATGACACAACTGACCAGATCATTATTGAGAACACAACTAACAGTTCTACTACTGCTCCTGACCTTGTACTATACAAATCAGGTACTATCGGTGTTGGACATCAGCCAGGTAGAATTGACTTCAGAGGTAGAAATGCTAATGATGATGCTAACGTTACCTATGCAGGTATCTTTGCTGAGGTTACTGGTACAGCAAACCTAGCAGAGAACGGAGCACTTAAGTTCTTCACTGTACAGTCTGGTACACTATCTGAAGCAGCAAGAATCACAGAGTCAGGTCACTATAAGTTACAACAAGACAAAGGTATCGACTTCAGTAACCAGACATCACTACCTGGTAAGACATATCAAATCCTTGATCACTACGAAGAAGGTTTCTATGATGCTACACCAGAGTTCGCATCAACAATCAGAGCTGGTATGACAACCACATCTACTGGTTACTACACCAAGGTAGGTAGAATGGTACATGTACATGCTAAGGTTACAGTTAACATCCAAGACGCATCATTAATTGGTGGTGTTCTTAAGTTCCCAATTCCATTCCAACCCGCACTATCACATAGTGACGCACCAGTACAGACAGTAGTAATGGATACATCATCCACACACTTCTTGAACACAGGACAAGCAATATTCTTAGACGACAGTAAAGATATGGTAGTAGCACACGCAGGATCTCAGAATCAGTGGATGGTACTCCAGATACGTAACGCTGATTATAAGAGATCCAGTGTTATCACCGCAGGAAACTGTGCGATTGGTACTGCTGCGTTATTCCTAGACTTTACATATAGAGCTTCTTCTTAATGCCTTCGTCAACCCAAGACTACTATCTTGGTAACCCCAATCTCAAAAAGGTTGGAACTGAAATTGAGTTTACCCAAGAACAAATACAGGAATACCTTAAGTGTAAGGCAGATCCTGTATATTTTGCTATGAACTACATCAAGATTATATCTCTTGATGAAGGTATAGTTCCATTTAAGATGTGGGACTTCCAACAAGAATTAATTAGAAACTTTCACGAGAATAGGTTTAATATAGCAAAACTTCCTAGACAGACTGGTAAGTCCACTACGTGTGTGTCTTACCTTTTACACTATGCGTTGTTTAATGACAACGTAAATATTGGTATCCTAGCAAACAAGCTATCCACTGCTAGAGATCTACTGGGAAGACTACAACTTGCCTATGAACAACTCCCTCTCTGGATGCAACAGGGAATCATAGCATGGAACAAGGGTAGCATGGAGTTAGAAAATGGATCAAAGATTCTCGCTGCATCTACTTCAGCATCTGCT